TCAATGGGTCCTCTGGATAACCTTGTTGGTATGCAGTACAGGATTGATCATCTTGAAAACCTCAGGGCTGATGTCTTTGACCAGATTGCTTTCCCTGTCTTGAAGATCAAGGGTGATGTCGAGGACTTTGACTTCCAGCCGGGGTCAAGAATCTACTGCGGTGATGAAGGGGATGTCTCCTATCTTGTCCCAGATGCCTCTGCATTGGCTGCTGATAACCAGATTGCCATGCTTGAAGGGCGGATGGAACAGCTTGCCGGGGCACCAAGAGAAGCCATGGGTATCAGAACTCCGGGTGAGAAGACAGCATTTGAGATTAGTTCTCTCCAGAATGCAGCCGGAAGAATCTTCCAGAACAAGACACAGCATTTTGAAAAGGTCTTTGTTGAGCCTATCCTGAACTCTATGCTTGAGGCTGCAAGGCGTAACATGGATGCCTCGGATATCATCAGGGTATTTGATGATGAGCTTGGTATTGTGGTCTTTGAAACGATTACCAAGGAAGATATCACAGCCAAGGGCAAGATTATTCCGATGGGTGCCAGACACTTTGCCGAGAGGGCGCAGAGACTTCAGAATCTCCAGCAGCTTTGGCAGATCAAGGCCACTGATCCTACTGTCTCGGCTCATATGAGTGGCAAGGAGTTTGCCCGTATTCTGGCTGATGAGCTTGGTGAGAAGTCTCTGTTTGCTGAGAACGTATCTGTGTACGAGAACTACGAAACTCAGAAGACCATTCAGGAAGTTCAGCTTATTGCCAATGAAGAGAACATGATTGCAATGGAGCAAGGTATCTAAGACGGCTACGCCTAAGGAGAATATATGAAAACAATCTGGTTTATGGACCTTCCCAAAGACCAACAGGAAGGTTTCAAGAAACAGGTTTCATCTGCAAAGGATGTACTTGAGAAACTGGAAGAGATCATAAAGAGTAAGATGAAGGAAGTTGTTCTTTCAGAAGATTACGATAATCCTAGTTGGGCTTATAAACAGGCTGACAGGAACGGTTACAACAGGGCTTTGACAGAAGTCCTTAACATTCTAAAATTCTAACCTAGACCAAGAGGTGTTTATGACTGATGTTTTTACAGCCGCGACCACGGCAGAGACGACAACTGAAGAGGGTAATGCTCAGACAAACGAGTCTTACATCAATCAGTTGGTAGGAGAAGGTAAGAAGTTCAAGGATCTTGAGGCGCTTGCCAAGGGTAAGCTTGAGGCAGACAGACATATTGGTGAAATTACCAAGACACTGGATGAACTCAGGGCTGAACTTGCCAAGCAAGACTATGCCAAAAACCTTCTTGAACAGATGAGCAAGGGTTCTGAGACTAGACAGGACGATCCTCCTCCGAATACTTCTAGTTCCTCTAATGCTGAGAACACCACTCAGAGCGCGAGTGACATCGAATCCCTTGTAGAAAAGGTTATCACTGAGAAGGAAAAGAACAGGACTGTTGCCCAGAACCTTGGGGTTGTTTCTGAGGAAATGGAAAAGCAGTTCGGTGACAAGGCAGGAAATATCCTTAAGTCAAAAAGTCAGGAGCTTAATATCTCTGTGGACAGACTTAAGGAGATTGCTGCTGAATCTCCCACAGCCTTTTTCCAGTTGATTGGTGTGTCTGCCAAAAAGCCTCAGGGCATGTCAGCACCTCAGTCTTCAGTCAGAAGTGAAACCTTTAGTTCCAATTCTCAGGACCGTGACTTCGACTATTATCAGAAGCTGCGTAAAGAGAACCGGAGCTTGTACTATTCTCCCAAGATCCAGAACATGATGCTTCAGGACAGAACAAGATTGGGAGATCGTTTCTACAAAACTTAACTTATATAAGGAGAATCAGATATGTCGGGTATGACAACTGGTAATGTTTCTCTCCTTACTCGCGCAGAGGTTTGGTCGCGTGAGCTTAAGGAGATCCTTCGTGATGAGCTTATGGCTCAGACGTATGTTCGCTGGCTTCAGGAGTTCCCTGACGGCGATACGTTCAAGATCCCCTCTATCGGTCAGGCGTATGTTGATGACTACGCTGAAGACGAAGCTGTAAAGTATCGTCCTCTTGACACTGGCCAGTTCACCTTCCAGATCACTGAGTACCTTTCTTCTGGTACTTATGTGACCAAGAAGGCTGAACAGGATATGTTCTACATGAACGAGCTTGTCTCCCGGTTTGTGCCGGAGCAGGAAAGAGCGATCATGGAGCATGTCGAAGAGGCTATCCTTGGTCTTCAGTCTCAGCAGACTGCGGCCAACACCAACCTTATCAACGGCGGTAAGCACCGTTACGTTGCCACAGGTTCTTCGAATGTTATTAACGTGGCTGACTTTGCCCGTGCTAACCTTTCGCTGAATCTGGCCAATGTCTCTGCCAACAACCGTGTGGCTATCGTGGACCCGTCTGTGGCTTACACGATTGAGACATCTTCGCAGCTTGTTGGTATCAACAACAACCCGATGTTCGAGGGTATTGTCTCGACAGGTATTGCCACGGGTATGCGCTTCGTCCGTAACGTGTACGGCTTCGATGTGTACACCTCGCAGCGTCTGGCCACGATCTCTGCGGAGACTCTGGAGACGGTTAACTGCGCTGGTTTCAAGGCAAACCTGTTCTTCTCGGCTGATGCCTCTGTGGTGCCGTTTATCGGTGCTTGGAGACAGATGCCTGAAGTCGATACAGAATATAACAAGGACTTCCAGCGCACAGAGTTTGTGACCACCGCTCGTTACGGTGTCAAGCTCTATCGCCCGGAGAACCTTGTCACTGTTCTGTCGAACACCTCGGTTTAATAGGAGGATAGTATGGCTGATTGGACAAACTCTGACGGGCTTGAGGTCCGTTTCACTGGCCCTGAGGCTGGCGCTACTGGCGCTGGTGTATCTACTCTGGGTTCTGTTAAGAACCTTGTTCTTGACTTTGACTTTGCTACGGCTGTTACGGCTGCTGCGGATGGGCATGAGGCTTTCATCCCGGCTGGTTCGTATATCAAGTCTGCTACGCTGGTTGTTACAACCGCTGCTACCTCTTCAGGTACAGCCACACTGACAATCGGTCTGGCACAGAAGGACGGTACGGTTATTGATGCCGATGGTATTGATGCCACTATTGCTCTTGCTGATCTTGCGGCTGCAAAGGTTGTCAAGTGCGATGGTGCCTTGGCTGGTGGTGTTGCCTCTGTCGGGGCTAATAACGCCTACGTTTATACTGGTCCCACAACTGGTGCCAATGCCTTTACGGCGGGTGCTGGCAAGCTGGTGATCGAGTATATCGAAGTGTAATGATAGTGTCTTGGGGAGGTCTAAGGATCTCCCCTTGACAATTCTTTTGGAATTGATATAATAGTACTAACGGTCCTCCGGGGTGAACCCTTTACGGGTGTATCATAACCCCATACATAAGGGTTTTCTTAATGGCCAATGTGCAGCATAGCAGTCTTTCTGATCCTGAACTACATGAACCTAAGGGTGCCTCTACGGCTGCTGCCAATACAGTCTACCTTGCCAATGGTTCTGGCTCTGGGACATGGACAGCAGTTAACAGAACTTCAGGTACTGGTTGGGGTCAGTATTCTAATGCAACATATGTAGGTACGAATGCCTTGGCTATCAGTACAACTGATGTATTCTTGCCATTTGATACCAACGTAAATGTTACACAGCTTCCTATTTCCCTTACAGGTTCTACCACAAGTCTTATGGACCTTGGTACAGAAACTCTCCAGTTTGTTTCTGCCGGGGATCTGCATTCCATCACCTTTACCTTTTCTGTCTACTCAATTGTTGGTAATCCTACAATAATTGATCTTAAGCTTTATGGTTCTTCTGATGGCAGTACCTATGCCACACTTCTTGGAGAAACTACGGTATCCCTTGCAAAGGGTACTGGTCAGGTTATCACAGAGTCTTCCTTGTTCGCCGTCACTTCTAACATGGCCACACACGGGGCAAGGGTAGCCCTCAAGACAAACACAGGCACAGCCAATATCATCAACATTGGTCTTATCTCTGCCCGGGTACATAAGGTTAGATAGGGGTAATCATAATGGCAACAGTTAAAATGACACTTCTGGAAGTTGTTCAGGATGTGCTGAATGACTTGGACTCTGATGAAGTCAACTCTATTTCTGATACAGTAGAAGCAACCCAGATTGCCAACATCTGTAGGAGTGTGTACTATGATGTGATTACAACTGTCGATCTCCCTGAACATATGGAGTTGATGACAGTCTCCGGTCTGTCCAACTCCTCGCGTCCCAATTATATGGATGCGGAGTCTGTAACAGAAATAAAAGAGTTGAGGTACAATGTATCAGAGACTGTTGGGGAACTTGAGTATAAACTTATCGATTATGTTTCACCGGATGAATTTATACAGAACATTGTCTCAAGGGATACCTCTGCGTCCGAAGTAATCATTGTCACGGACCCTACGTCCGGTATCTCCCTACCGATTCTGAATGACAAGATGCCTGATTATTACACATCTTTCGATGACAGGTATCTTTGTTTCGATTCGTATGATTCGTCTGTTGATACAACGCTACAGACAAACAAGACTATGGTGCTAGGGGTAAAGATCCCGACATTCACACTGACAGACTCGGAAGTGCCTGACATTGATGACACGATCTTCCCCTACTACCTTGCAGAAGTAAAGTCCCGGGCCTTCTCTTTGTTCAAAGGTGGTCCTGATTTGAAGGTAGAACAGTTTGCCAGAAAGCACAGATACTTCCAGAGAAACAATCGCTGGAAAACTGGAGAAAAGAGAATACTCAATGACTATGGAAGACACAGATAAGGAAATTATCGTAGAAGAAAACCCTGAGGGTACACTGATGAGTGTCACCTCCCCTAAGAGAAAAGCCAAGTACATTATCTACAAGCCCGAAGATGGGTATGGGATGTTCAAGATCAAGCAAGACAATGGTGGTGAGGTTGCTGAAGAACTTTCCGGGTCTTATACATCAAGAAAGACAGCCTTGAAGACACTCCAGTTTTATCTTGATCATACCAAGGAAACCAAACAGGCCAAGTGGGACAGGATGTTTGGGGAAGAAAAGGCTCCTCCTCTGAAGACTAAAAAGAATAAGGAAGTAAAGGTTGCCACAGCAAGTTAATCTAAAGCCTGTTAACACCTTCAACAAGGGACTTATCACTGAAGCAACGGTGATGACGTTCCCTGAGGGTGCTTCTTCAGATGAACTTAACTGTGACTTGTTGAAGAACGGGGCCAGACAGAGGCGTAGGGGTATCCAGTTTGAAGAAAACTACCAGAAGAGTTCCTTTACCGTAAACTCTGGAGACTATGTACACAGAGAGACATGGCAGAATGTGTCTGGTATTGGTGGTAAGGAGTTTCTTGTCCTTCAGGTAAATGACAAGATATACTTTTATGATAAGAGTACCAATCCTGTCTCCGCTTCTGAAAGACCTTTCAGCATTGACCTTGGTGATTTTTCTGCTAGTAATTCATTCTCTGTAAGTGAAACACCCATTAGCTGTTCTTCTATCACAGGTTACCTTGTCATTGTTTCTGCCGCAATAAACCCTATTGTTGTGCAGTATTTTTCTTCTTCAGATTCAATTTCTGTTGAACCTATCACTATCAAGATCAGAGACTTTGAATATCTTGGTATGTCTTCAAACATTGTGTCTGTGTCTAGGACAAGTAATGTTGTTTCCATTACAACCAATACTTCTCACGAACTAACAACAGGAGATACAGTCCAGATTGACTGTTCTCTTGGTGAGTTTAACGGTACATTTGCAGTCACAGGTATTCCAACATCAACAAGATTTACATACTCTTTGACTGGATCTGACCTTGGCACAACATCAGCCACAGGTTTTGTGTACGAGTCTTACTGGGATACCAATACAGAAAAGTTTCCGACAAAAATTACCCGGAACTATCAGTATGACCTGTACAACATGGGTTGGGCTGAGACAGGTACTTTTGGTAACCGGAATAATCTGTATACTTACTGGAGATCAAATGCCAACGGATTGAATAGAAATGATTATCCTCCAAGAAATAAACCTTGGTGGGTTGGGCGTATTTCTTCTTCAAACTATTTTGATTATTCTCAGTTTATCAACGTAAAGCAAGGCTCTACTCTTGCTCCTAATGGCCGGTATATCCTTGACTTCTTCAATCAAAACAGAAGTGGAGCTACCACAGGTGCTGCCCCGGGTTCTATCTCAGGTCTTACTACCATTGTAGAAGAAGCCCGATTTAATTCCACAGAAGCTTATGCTGGACGGGTATGGTATGCTGGTCTTGACTCTGCAAAGAACGGTGGTAAGGTTTTCTTTTCCAGAGTGATTGAAGACAAGCAGGACTTTGGTAACTGTTATCAGAAAGCTGATCCTACCGCAGAAGATACTCCGGGTCTTGTAGACTCTGACGGTGGTTATCTTGTCATTCCCGATGCCAGTAACATTCAAGCCTTGTATAGCACAGGCTCAGTCCTGTATGCCTTGGCCAGTAATGGCGTATGGATTATTGGTGGTGTGGATCAGGTCTTCAAAGCCACAGAGTACTATGTCAGCAGACTGTCAAACTTTGGTATTGTGGATAAGAAGACACTGGTGGATGTTTCCGGTACTCCGATTTATTGGGGTGTGTCCGGTATCTATGCCATCACAACAGAACTTGATAAACCTTCAGTACAGAATATCTCTGAACCTATCAAGACTTTTTATGACAGTATAAGTAATGATACAAAAAAAGAATCATCAGCAGTATACGACAGGTTGAATAACAGAATTTACTGGATATACCCAACAGAAGACGAAACAACAGACCATAAGAAAAACAAGATACTTATCTTGGACATGAGCCTTCAGGCATACTTCCCATGGGAGGTATCTGATCTTTCAGGGTCTAGTGTCTATATGCTTGAGTCTTTTTATCTGTCTGGTCTTGGTTCTGCACCAGTTGATTTTAATGTACTGGCAGGAGCGGATCAAGTTATAGACTCAAGTTCAGATACTGTTATTCAGACAATTACAACTTCTTCGTCTATTCAGACAGAAATCAAGTTTATTGTCAAGACAGATGATGACAAGATAACATTTGCAGAGTTCAGAAACAGAGACTTCCTTGACTGGGAGTCTGCTGATTATTCGTCGTATGCCGAGACAGGATATGACTTTATGGGTTCTGCCACGATCAAGAAGAACACCCCCTACATCACCTCATACCTGAAAAGAACAGAAGAAAAATTTGTGGTGTCTGGAGGTGGGTACGAGGCTGACTATCCTTCTGGATGTATTCTTACAACCAAGTGGGATCTGTCAGGGGATAACTCAAGGTGGAGTACCCCTAGTCAGATATACAGAATAATAAACTATCCTACGGTTAACCCAAACGATTTGACATTTGACTATCCTTATGATACAATTGTTTGCAGGACAAAAGTCAGAGGCAAAGGCAGGGTAATGCGTATGCGTTTTGAATCTGAGACTGGCAAGGATTTTTATCTTATTGGATGGGAAATTGTAAGTGGGACAAATCCAAGATACTGACGTAGGAAGAAATACTGACGTCAGTATAAGGTACATCAAAGAAGAAGACTACGAAGATATCGTAAGACTATCCAGAGTTCCTGTCAAGGCTGCTGTACCTGACAAAGAGTTTGAGGAAGACCGGATAGAAGCCCTGTTCAGGGAAGCCCTCAGGAATGACAAGGCAACAGGTATTGTCTTGGTCATTTGTGGAAAGGTAAGAGGATACATCTTTGGCTACCTTACCCCGCATTACTTTCACTATTCAATGATGGCATACTGTATGTCTATCTATGTAGAAGAGGAGTACAGGAAGTACGGACTTGAGATGCTGAAGGCATTTGAAGCATGGGGTAAATACAAGAAAGCAGACATACTTTCTGTATCCACATTCACAAACCTTAGTCCAAACAACTTAGGCAAATTGTACAAGAGACTTGGATACTCTGAAAAAGAAGTAATTTATTGGAAGGATCTTTAATGAACAGGAGTGAATCCTAATGGCACAGGCAGCAGGAGCGGTGATTGGTATTGGTGCAAGTCTGTTTGGGATGTACTCTCAGAGACAGGCTATGCAGGAACAGCAGAGGGCTATGAGGGAACAGCGCCGGATGCAGAGGGCTGCTGATGAGAGGGAACGTAGACAGCTTCTGAGACAACAGGCTATTGCCTCAGGGCAAACAGTAAATGTGGCTTCACAGATTGGTGGTCTTGGAAGTACAGGACTTACCGGGGGTCTGAGCGGTCTTCAGAATCAGGTCTTGTCTACTCTTGGATTCCAAGGGATGACCAGAAGATCTGTTGAAAGACAGCAGGGATTCCTTAATCAGGCTGCTCAGTATCAGACTCAGGCTGGTATTGCACAGGGTATTGCTTCTATTGGACCAGAGCTTGGCACTCTTGGCTCTGGTCTTTACAATACTGGTATGCAGACACTTGGCCGTATGGCTAACCCGATACAGTCTAGCGGGTTTGGTATGAGGTATGTTTAATGTCTCTTTTTCCTGAAGATCAATCTTTTGAGGTAGTAGAAAGTCTTTTCCCCAGTGAGGAAGAGATTACCCAAGAGATTGAAAAGAGCAAGAAGTACAAGCTTTCTCTTGCAGAGAGGTATGCACAGCATAATAATATTCCTGTTGATGAGGCTTTGATTGCTGTTGAGGAAGGCAAGTACTATGATATCTTCAAGGAAAAGGAACAACCTGATCTGGTTGAAAGAGCTTATGCAGAAAGCTTTTCTCCTGAGACTTTCAAGGAAACTCTTGAGACATACCAACGTAACACACAGTATGTTCAGAGCGCACAAGAAAGCAAGGATGTCATAGAAAACATCGTTGTGGATGTATTCAATCCTGATGTGGATCAGACAGCCTTGACTATGGCTATCCTTTCTGAAGAGTTCAAGGCTGCTGCCCCAGATGAATCAGTGCTTGGGTATGTCGGTTCTTTTCTTGGCATGATTGCCAGAGAAGCAACAGTAGGTGTACCTGAAAACTTCTTTGGTGTTACAGAAACAAGTGTAGGAGACTGGAAAGGTAAGTCTCAGCTTGGCAGAGAACAGTATCTTGAAATCTTTCTTGAGCCTGATCTGAACAAGAAAAGAATGCTGGCCAGAAAGTTTGCCAAACAAGCCAAGGATCTTGGTGTTTTTGGTGATAACTCCTTGTTGTACTGGTCTAGGTACAATACCATTGCCAGCATGGGTACATCAGAGAATGAAGGACTTTGGCTGGCTGTTGATGTGGCTGGTTTTATCCCTGTTGGTAAGGTCCTTGGTCTTGGCAAAGGTGTTGCAAGTACATCAGGTACAACAGCAAAGCTTGCCTTGGCTACGGATGCTGCACAGGTAGCAGAGGCCACAGGAGGCAAGGCAGCGGCTAATCAGGTTGTAGACAATGCCCTAAGTACTGGACAGACTTCTGTTAACCTTGCCATTCAGACAGCCCCTAGCAGTTCTGCTGTGGGGTCTAATGGTCTTGGAGCAACCCTTAAGCCTACCTTAGCCAATGAGGTCACGAACGATTACTTTGAGAAGATTGCCACGGCTTATCGTGGTATTTATTCTCCTGAAATGCTTCAGGCTGCAAAGACAAGATACAAGAACTATCTTGAGAAGAAAACCAAGTTTCATGTCTTGGACATTCAGGAAAAAGACTTGGGTCTGGATAACTTTGCTGTGAAGGTCACCCTTGGCAGAGAAGATGGTGTTCCTTTCAAGGACTGGGCCAATGCTCAAAAGTTTGCCAAGCCTTTTGGTGGCAAGGTAGAACCGTATGGTATCAATGCCAAGGGTGACAAGCCTGAGGGATATGTTGTTACCTTTGAAAGAAACCTTGGCATGAAGGGACTGGCAAGTCCTACTCAAGTTTCAGAGCTTAGGTCTTCTTTGTTTGATTTTCTTGCCTCTCCTGAGATTACTTCTTCAGACAGACTTAACACTGTTTTGAAAAGAGGTCTTCAGCAGATTGGTTACATCGAAGCTGAAATTGTTACTCAGCATAACAACCTTTTGAAGAAAGTTTCTAGGGCTGACAAAAGAGGTCTTGATCAGGTTATTTCCAAGATCAAGGTAGAAGACAGTGACTGGTACGATCTTGGAACATTCAAGGATATCTATCGTAGACAGACAGGGAGAGAAGCCACACAAGAAGTTCAAGATGCTTATGTCTCTACCTATAAGCTTTCTGAAGCAGCCAAATGGCTTGATGCTGACAAGGTTTTGAAGAGAACATCTGGTGAGCGATATGGTCAGTTCATGGGTACTGGTGATGGTATCAACTATTACCGTATGAAAAGACTTGATGATGTTGGTAACCTTCCTGCTGGTAAAGATTATCCTCAAAACTTTGTACTTGATCTTAGCACTGGTAAGGTTATTGACAGAAAAACTTTGTTTGAACTTAAGAAGACAAAGAAGCAGAATAACCTGTATCAAATTGTGGATGTAGACAATGCTCCGGTTATTGATGGCAAGAAGGTTCTGTATGCCACAGGCTCTCTGAAGTCTTCAAGACCTGTTACTTTGTCTGATGTTGTACCTCGTATTGCTGGTGGTTATAGAGATACAGGAAACATACACGGTTATCTTGCATCCAAGAGGATCAGAACGGATCTGTCGGGTAATGTCCTTAACCTTACACCCAATATTGTGTTTGTTGGTAGAACAGCCAAAGAGCTTGCCGATGCTGCCAAAGACATCAAGTCTTCGATGAAAGCTTTGTCTGATTTCAAGGCAGGGACTATCTCAAAGTCTGCGGCTGATGATCTTATCAAGGCTAACAACGGATTCAATCCTAACATTGAAGATGTCGGGATGTTTGAGAAGTATCTGGAAAAGTCTGGTATTGAGAATGATGTAGATATTGTTACCAAGGACGCAGAGCTTCCTGCTGTAGGTGTTGGTCAGTTTGAAAATTACAGACTTGGTAAGTTTACCACATACGAAGAACTCTATGCCAAGGGTAGGCTGGAGAACGAGGTTATTTATGGTTATGGAAGTGGCAAGTTTAAGCATATTGATCCTCTTGTATCTGTGGAAAGAGACTTTGCCAAGGGTATTAACTACATGGCTGAAAGGGAGTACTCTTACAAAGCCATTGAAGGTTTCCTGAAGGGTGCCAAGGCTAACAATGCCATAACAAACGCAGACCAGATCAAGAATCTGCCTTTTATCCAGCAGCTTAGACAAGCCAAGTTTGCAAATAGCAAGACTGGTGAACTCTTCAGAACAGAAAGAAGAGTCATCATGAACAGGCTTAATGAGACAAACGAGTTTGCCCAAGCTTGGGAAAGAAGGATGCAGGGCTTTGGTGAGTTTATCTTTGAAAAGACCAAAGGCAGGGTAGATGTTATTGACAGGATGAGCTTCAGACCTGATGTGGCTCTGAGATCTTTTGCTTTTGACCTTAAAATGGGTATGTTTAATCCAGACCAGTACCTTGTCCAAGGTTCTGCTGCCTTGTCTATCATGGCCATTGCCCCGGTGCATGGACTTAAAGCTGCTGCTGCGTATCTTCCAATGCGTATCGCCATGATTAACAGGAACCCTGAGGTTCTGAAAGCTTTGTACAAAAGATCCAGTACCTTTATTGGTATGCCTGAAAAGGACTTTCTTGAAGTCGTGGACTATATGCACAAGTCTGGACGATTTCAGGTCAATCAGAATATCTCCGAGATTAACTCTACTTATGACATGACCCGTGGTGTGATCAGAAACATCAGGGAAACTGGACGTATGTTCTTCAACGAAGGTGACAGAGTTGGCCGACTGATGGCTACGAATGTTGGTTATCGTGAGTTTAGAAGAGCTTATCCTACTCTGGATATTACCACAGAGTCAGGGTACAGGATCATGGATGAGTTCATTACCAAGAGAGCAGACACTCTTACTCTGAATATGACAAGGGCTTCTGCTGCTTCTTGGCAACAGGGTTTCTTGTCTCTGCCTACACAGTGGCTTGGCTATCAGGCAAAGCTGATGGAGAATATCTTCTTTGGCAGAAACCTTACTGGCAAGGAAAGAGCAAGGCTTGGTCTTAGTCAGCTTGTTTTCTTTGGTGCTGCGGGTGTTCCGTTTGCAAGTTGGGGTGTTAATGCCTTTGTCGATCAGACATCAGAAGGTATCAATAAAGACTTGTATACAACTTTAAGGTATGGCCTTCTTGATGGTATTCTGTCTAATATCCTTGGTGTGGATACTGCTGTTGGTGGCCGTCTGGGTACAGGTGATGGTCTTAATCAACTTTATGATGATGTAATGGATAAAAACTTTGCAGAGCTTATTGGTGGTCCTGCCGGATCTATTGCGTTTGATTCTGGAATGGGTGCTTTTGGTCTTTTTTCTTCTATCTTTACATCAGACATAACTCTTCAGCAGTATGACCTTAACAAGGTAGCAAGAAATGTTTCTACTTGGAACAAAGTAACTCAGGCTTATTACCTGATGTTGACAGGAGAGTTTGTAAACAAGAAAGGTCAGGTACTGGCCGAGGGTATGAATCCTTGGAATGCTCTTTGGAATACATTGGGTATTCCTTTCCAAGAGGTTGAGATGTACTACGATCTTAAGCAAGCCTTGTTTGCTGAAAAGGACATGATTGCCAAGGTTACAGACAGGGTGAGAGAGCTTACCAGACTGAAGGGCAGATACATGCAAGAGAATGACTACAAGGCTGCTGAAGATATCAGAGATGAAATTATGTCTCTTTTGGCCCCGCTAAACTTCAGTCAGCAGAAAGATGTTATCACGCGTAGTCGTGAAAGCTGGAAGTCTCTTGGTGAGATTGCAATTGAACAAGACGCATTGACTGTCAAGCAAGGTCTGTCAAGACAGTATCAGAAGCTAAATGAACAGGAGTAAACCGTATGGCTGAACTTTTTAAACCAGAAGTAAGAGACATGGGTGGTAGTAATGTCACTGCCTATACTCCTCCTAGTATGGATTACTCTGGTTTTATTTCTAATGTTGGACAGATCTTCAGAGAATCTTTGGAGGAAAAGGAAGTAAAGGGTCCTACAGAAGCTGAAAGAAAGATGGAGGCTTTGAGGACTGTCTCTGCCAACATGATGAAGATTGATCAGATCGAAGATCCTACAAGAAAGGCTGTGGCCTTTAAGGCACTACAGCAGAATGCTTATCGTGAGTATCCTGTGTATGTGGATGACCTTAACAAGTTCTTTGGTGAAGTATCCGGTGAAATTTACCCTGCCACAGGTATGTCGCTTGAGGATATACAAAAAAGTAATATGTTAGAGTGGGCGCAGAAGAGTGAAGCTGGTAAACTGGCTGTTGCTGAAGCAATGATTCAGGCTTCTGGTGATGTTGAGACTCAGCAGAATATGATCTTTGCTGCTTACACCAAACAGAAGCAGTTGGAATATGAAATTGATGTAAGAAAGAAAAGATTTGAAGACAACAAAGAAAGGTTTGAATTAGAACTTAGACCTTTACTACAGCAAGATGTAGACAGCGTATATCAAAGCATGTTTGATGAAAAGAAGATTAGTCTTATTCTTCAGTCAGCAGAAGAAAGTGGAGCTACTCCTACACAGTTTTTGATTGATGCTGTTAAAACACAAAGAGCAACACTACTTTCTAAGATTACCAATGATATCAACAAGAGTGGTATTGATCCCACAACAGTTAAGCCTGAGACTTTTATGACTCAATTTGATGCTTTGATTTCTAATCTTGAAAACTATTCTACTCAGTGGAATAGAGAGCTAAACAACAAAACAAAAGAAGATCAGGCAAAGGTAATTGCTAATACTGGTAATTTGGCTACACGCCTTATTGCTACTGGACAGATGGACCCAACTATGGCTACTTATATTTTGAATAAAAGTCCAGAAGTGTTGGAAGAGGTTCTTGCTATTGCTCAGTACAAGGTGGGACCTTTCAGTGTAAATGGTACAGCACCTCAAGCAATAGGTCCTGACACATCTCCGGGTACTCCGACAGACTCTGCTTCAGAAGTAGCTAATAGATACGATTCTGTGTTTAGCCGCGAGGCATTGATTACTACTTTCAATGCAAAGCCAGCATGGTCTGCTGTTGTAAAGGATAGTTTGGATACTACACAACAGTATAAACTTGAAGGTGAAAGCCCTGAGTTTATGGAAGCTACCTATAATTCTCTTACTTCCATGTTTATGGTTTCTCTTCCTGAGTTTGATACTGGTGGTCAGTCTATTAAGCCGACTAACATCAAGAAGCTTTTGTCTGACAAGACATTTATGATTGCAGAAAACATGGCAAAGACCATGCCTGACAAGGGCATGGGTATGTTTAACGTGATTAACACATACTCAAAAAGATCTGCACAGGTTCTTACCACTACTTTGCGTAATCAGTTTGAAGAAATAAAACAGACTGAATACCAACCTTTCAAGATTGAAGTTGATGAATTTGGTAACCTTGAACTTGTGGTAAATCCTGTTGCCATGAGGCTTGACAATAATCTTAAGAAAGCTATGGGTGCTTATAGGTATGAGACAAGAGGCCGTACAGGAAAGGTTAGAATTGAACAGGCTCCTACGGAACTTAATCCTAGAAGAATCTTGGATAACTATGTCACACTTCTTCAGGGTAATAACCAAAAGATTATCCTTGATACAATCGAATCCTTGAATGTTCTGGCAAGGACAAGCCGTAAGATCCCTGATAATGTCAAGCAGGGTAAGGATGCTCTTACGATTATTCGCCAGAACCTTGAGACTGAGGGTTAATAAATGGCTTTGCTAAAACCTGAAGTATCTGATGTAAATGTGGATGCTACTGTACAGGCCCCTGCTGCTACAGTAAATCCTCAGGATATCTACAATCTTGGTACTTCTGTCAAGGCTTTGCTTGATACCTTTACCAAGAAAGAAAAACCAAAGGTAGATCCTGAGACAAAGGATTTGATTGGAGAGCCTGTGATTACCCCGGCTGTGGATGGATCTGGGTTGTCTCCACAAGCCCAAGGCTTTCTTGATGCCATTGCCAGTGCAGAAGGTACAGGTGGGGATTACAATATCATTGTAGGTGGTCAGAAGTTTGAAGGTCTGGAGCATCCTAACATTGTAGGAGTTGTGACAAAGGCTGGACCTAGCACAGCCGCTGGTAAGTACCAGATTACAAATGAAACATGGCAGTACCTCAAGAAAAACTATCCTGATCTTGGAGACTTTAGTCCTCAGAATCAGGATAAGGCTGCGTTTTATCTGGCCAAGGAAAGATATAAACAGAATACCAAAGGCAGGGATCTTGAGGCAGACCTTGCTGCTGGTAATACCCAGTTTCTGAGAGAGGCTCTTCAGAAAACATGGACAGGTATTGTAATTGACAAAAACTTTGAAAAAACAGTCAGTAATAATATTCGGTCTAGGTCTACCACAGTCCTCAAGCCTGTCGGTTTTACCACAATCAAGTACACAAACCAAGAGGTTATCAGAAACAAACCTGTTACATTTGAGCTTGAGGCCAAGCTTGATATGGCCGTTTCGACTGTCTTGGGTACAGGGTACACTGTAGAAGTTTACTCTGGTGGTCAGGAAGGTGAAAAAAAGACTGGCACAGAAAGACATGATGTAGACAAGGATGGTCTTGGTCTTGCTGCTGATGTAAAGATTTATAATCCTGAGGGTAAACAAGTCAAGGACAGAAAAACTTTGGATAAGCTCAGAGATTACTGGATTCAAAACGATTTTGGATCAGTTGGTACATACATGGGAGAGGCTGGTATACACTTTGATGTATGGACCAAAGATAAACTCAAGCCGGGAATGGCTTCTACTTGGACTTATTAAGGAGTAAATCATGGCAATTAAATATAGAGGTGAAAAGTTTGCAGGGTATAACAAACCCAAACGTACACCCAATGCCAGCAAGTCTCATAAAGTATAGGGGTATCAATAATGGCGCTGACAAGTAAAGGTAAAAAGGTACTTCGTGCAATGAAGAAGTACTACAAAGACGAAGATAAAGCTGAGTCTGTCTTCTATGCCATGAAGAAGAAGGGTAAACTTTCAGGGACAGAAGAGATAGATAATAATCTGGGTAAGTGGAAACCTAAAGGCAAGAAACCAAAGGGTAAGAAATGATTGTTTATTTTCTTGTTGGTTTACCCGGATCAGGTAATAATTATTGGAGTTAATGATGGCAATTGAATACAGAGGTGAGAAGTTTGCAGGGTATAACAAACCCAAGCGTACACCCAATGCCAGCAAGTCTCATGCTGTACTGGCAAAGGAAGGTTCAAAGGTAAAGCTTATCAGGTTTGGTCAGCAGGGAGTGTCTGGTTCTCCTAAGAAAGCTGGTGAGTCTGAGTCCTATCGTAAGCGTAGGGAATCCTTTAAGGCCAGACATGCCAAGAACATCTCCAAGGGTAAGATGTCTGCGGCTTACTGGGCGGATAAGGTCAAATGGTAAAAAAAGTTAAGAGCAAAGTAAACGAAGCTGGTAACTATACCAAACCAGAACTTCGTAAAAGACTCTTTAACAAGATCAAAGGATCTGCTATAATGGGTACAAAGGCTGGACAATGGTCAGCCCGTAAGGCTCAACTTCTTGCCAAGGAATACAAGAAAGCTGGAGGTGGTTACAAGTGAAGAAGCCCCAGAAAGATCTTGTTAATTGGACAAAGCAAAAGTGGAGAACAAAGTCTGGTAAACCTTCTTCAAAAACTGGAGAAAGATATCTACCAGAAAAAGCAATAAAAGCTCTTACACCTTCAGAGTATGCTGCTACTACAGCAGCTAAAAGAAAGGGGAAAACTCAACATGTACGCCAGCCAAAGGCAATCGCCAAGAAAGTAGCTAAGTACAGATGATGAAAACAACTAACACTGGTGATTTAAGAAGGAGTTCAGTTATGCCGGGTAAGGGTCAGATCTATAAGAAGCCTATGAAGAAGATGAATGAAATGAAGAAGCCCATGAAAAAGGCTATGAAGAAGAAAGGAAAGTAACATGGCAAACTTTATATACCCCGGGTCTAATCGTAGCATTCGCTATCGTGATCCTAATACCAAGGTTGATCTTGAACAGTATCCAAACAGAACAGAAAAAGTTAACCAACTGCAAATTGTCAATAGAAAAGAAAAAGGCAATCAACAGCAGCGCGTTAATCGTGAGGGTAAGGGAGACCAACCGCAGCGCGTTAATCGTGAGGGTAAGGGAAACCCTGTTCGCGGTGCAAAGATTCCCAAACCTAAGCTAAAGCCTGTTAATCCTAATGCCTCTAAGAAGAAGGTAGAGAAGCGCAAGTCTACGGCAAGACCTCCCAAGGCCCCTGCATTCAAAGGTAACTGGGTTGGTGCTGCCCCTACTGAGATGCAGAAGAGAGGCGGTAGAAAAATTAAAAGGCCCAATCTCTTGAGCCTCTTGAGGGGTAAGAAGTAATCTACGTCAGAATACGTACATCCTGTTCATCAACCTGTCCTTGGCTACTTCAAGAAGAACATAAACTTCCTCTGGAGTAAAGTCTTCAGACCAAGAGATCTTAAATGAATCTCCGTGCCAGCCAATCAGGATGATGTTATCGTAGTTATCAATCCCTTCTTTTAGTAAATCATTTGCTGTAACCCCCGGGTCTTCCGGGGGTTTTTCTTTTGTGACAAGCTTAAATACCTTTGGCTCTTCTGTCATTACATAAGATCCACAATCTCACAGGAGCCAGCAGTACAGGCAACAGTCTGGCTTGCTTTTGTCGTGTCTTCTTTCTCATAGTCAGACAACCGGGACCAGTCAATAGTCTCAGGCATCTTGGCAAGAAGACTATCGTACTCTTCCTTGGAACAGTCCTCATATGGGGCTTGCTTGTAGATATGATCTGAATGGGGGAGGAAGCTAAGACCAGAAGCAATGTTGAAGTTCCAGTAAAGCCATGCACCTACATCAACCCATTCGTCTGCCTTGACAGAGACAGTGATAGAAGGCTTATGCTCACACCAGAACTCGGCATAGATCTTCCAGAGATTGAGATGATCCTCTGCGCTAAGATCATGACGAGTAACAGCACCATCAGGAGCCTTGACAGGGAAGGAGAACACAGTCGTATGGTCAGGCTTCATGATGTCAGGCTCATTAGGAATACCCATGTCCTTCATGAACTGGGTGATAGGGTCCTTGTTGTCTCCCCTTACTCTACGGATGTAGTAGATGTTATGCCGGGGATGGATACCAGAAGCAGAGTCAACAAGCTGAGACACTGTACCACTGGGCTTGACACAGGTGATAGCAGCAGACTCAGGGATACCCAACAGTCCAGCCCATTCCTTGTTGGTCTTGATAGCTGCTTCCTTAAGGGCAGTCAGTGCAGCCGGAAGATTACCCAAAGGGTTCTGTCCATTAAGAACATCATGGTCCATGATACCTGTCAAGGAGACACCCAGAAGGCGTTCCTCTTCAGTGTTCTTGGTCCAGATCTTCCTGAGGTACGGGAAGTGAGTATACGTTGCCTGAACAGTGCCAAGAATAGTGGCAAGCTTGACCTTACGTTCAATATCAACAAGGCTGTCT